TCGTCTTCACTGCCAGTCCGAAACCGAATCCACCGATAAACGAATCGGTCTGCATCCGGCATGTCTGGCACCGCGAGCCTGTCCGGTGGAGTATACTCTTCTTCTAGAGAAATTTCAAGTTCTTCTTCGACGTCGTTGCCGGCCGCCAGGAACTTGTGCTGCTTAACCATTACAGAATCTCCGTATACTGCGACACGCCCTGAAGTGCCCGCTCTCGCTTGGCCTTCTCGCGCGCATAAGTTTGAATGTCGAGGCCCAGGTGATCCGCCATCCGCCGGTCGTCAGCCGTGATGACGACCTTGACTTTCCCGCTAGCCGGCAGGGCTTGGCCCCGGTTCTGAATTGTCGGCGACGGCTTGGCGGGCGCGGCGGCCGGCGCCTGCCCAAACTTGTGGGGGAAAGTCTGCTGCACGCGCTTATCAAGTTCTTCGAAGTAGTCGGGGTCGCTCGGCTCAAACCCCTCGGCAACCATCTCGCGGTCAATAGCAAAGGCCGCCGCCGTCATAACTTGGTCAACGTTGAACCAATTCTTATTTCGAGTGGCCCAATCCTTAGCAGCAGGACTGGCCTTAGTAGGAGTAGGGGTAGGCTCGGCAGTCTGCCGGGTCTGCGGCGGCGCTGCCTGTCCAGAGGGTGACTGGGGCGCCGCCTTCTGAGGGATCGCTCGCTTCTCCCGCTCGGCCTGCTTCTTATCCGCAGCCAGTTCGGCCATGCGCTGCTGGACTTCGAAAATCTTGTCGCGGTCGCCCGCGTCAAAAGCCTGATCGAACTCCCTGCGGAGCGCCTTGATGTTGGAGTCAATGGTCTGAATGTAGAAGTCCAGGCCAATGTTGGCGGCCTCAACGCTATCAGCCTCCGACCGCTGAGCCTTCTGCCGTAGCCCCTGCACTTCTTCCTGAAGCGAGGCAACCTGCTGGGCGTAGTGGTCCCGCTGCGCTTTGAGGCGCTGAGAGCGCGTCAGTCGTCGCCGTTCTTGCGGGGCCTCTGCACCCGCCGGCTCGTCGCCCTCTTCGTCGTCCTGCTCAGCGGCAGCAGGCTTGGGCGCCGGGGCAGCGGGTTCTTCGGCTGGCGCTTGCTCTACAACCTCGTCGACAATTTCAATGTCGGACGGGGCCGCCGCGTTGGGGTCGCCCAGGTTGTCAAGATCGAGTTCTTGGAAAGTAGACTCAGACATTCAGTTAACTCCGGAAATTGGAATCAATGTCCTCTGGCTTATCGACAACCAGTTCAATAGCGCCGGCCTTGATGATAAGCAGTTGGACACCCTTCCACCACAACTTGGAACCGGCATACTTCGTATAGACAACGTAGTCACCGGGCTTGACCCAAGGGCCAGTCCGATAAATCTCTTCGTCCTTGAAAGCCAGTTCCCCGAGGGCAAGCACCTTGCCGACGGTGTTGAGATAGTCGCGATCAGCACGCACCGATTCCGGAATCAGGATTCCGCCAGCACTCTTGCGCCGCACAGGCACAGGCCGAACTAGAATCCCCACACCGGGAATCCGTGGCAGCGGAGACGGGTCGGGGACATCCTCGGCCGTGATCCACTGGTCATTGCTAAGGGCCGCGTCAAGAGACTCGCGGGCGGTAATCATAGACCTCGTTCCTCCCTGGGAAGTTTTTCGACCATCTCGTAGAGGACGGCAATGGCCGCCCGCATCCCCGCAATGTGGCCGACCTTGCGGGCATATTCCTCATATGTCTTAGGGGAACCCGATGCCAGCGCATCCTTCTCTCTTTCGACGCGCTGGTTCATCTCGGTGACGTAGTCGGTGAGCAACATCACGCTGGGTTATTAACTCTCTCTGCGAGTTCCTGTTGCGCAATTTGCGACAATTTTGTCTGAAAGTCAAGCAATTTTCCAGATGCCTGAATCTGCGCCTGCCTCTGCTTGTCAGCCGCACTAAGTTCAAGTTGCTGCCGCTTCAACTGCAACTCCTGTGCCTTAAGCGCCAACTTGGCGTTTTCGCGCGTATCCTGCGACTGCAACCTTTGCTGGGCAATTTGCAGTTCTTGCTGCTGCAACTGCACCATCTGCTGCTCCACCGACGGCCCGCCGCCCGGCTGGCCCGCCTGCGCGGACATTGCAATCAGTTGTTGGGCAAGCGCGCCCTGCACCGCCTCATCTTGGATGGGCTGGCCCGACTGCTCCGCGAGCATCATCATCTGCGCCGCGAACATCAGCACCTTATGCTCCGCGATGTTAGCGTTGAGGAGTTGCATGCCCACTGCCACGGTCGGATCATTGGTGCCCTGCATCTGCGGCGCTTGCAAGAAGGCCATCTTGACGGCGATATGCGCTTGATGGTTCTGCCCCATCCGAGCCTTAATAGGCTTACCCTGCATGGCAACCTGAATCTCGGTCATGGGATCAGCCGAGACAGCCTTCTCTTCAGGATCGGGCAGCAACTTATCGACGTTCTCAGTGCCCATCGCATAGTAGAACCGCTTGAGGGCCTCGCGCATATCATGCAGTTGAGGGAAGCGGGCCGCCATCTCCAACTCAATCTGGGCGCGGGCCACCCGCTGCGTCTCCGAGAGGGCATTGGGGTCGGAGGCCGGAATGATCTTGACGACGGCTGGGTTGAAGTCCTGCCGGCTGACGTATTCATTCTCCTCATTGACCACGAAGTTGACGCGGTCAGGCAGATTCTCATAGTTGAGTTCGCCAATGATCTTGAAGAACTCAGCCTGGGACTGGTGCAGCCGCTTATGGATGGAGGAGTAGAAGCGGCCCGACGCCTCCAGTAGAGCCAGCGTCGTAGCGGCGGGGCCGTAGTTGGTGCCGTTCTGCACTACCTCGTCAGCAGCGTCAGCGAATTTCTGGCCGGTCGCCACCATGAATTGCAGCAGAGCCAGCAGCGTCTGGGACGGCTCCTTGGCGGGCAGGGGCAGAAATGCCTTCTGCAAGTCTTCGGGCGACAGGTTGACATCTCGGAACTCACCGAAGCCGAGGGGCGTCTCAGAGTTGGAGAACTTTGCGTCCTGCGACTTGAAGCCGCCCTGCCAGTTGGCCAACTGCCCAGCATCAACGAGCGCCCGCAGCGCCGCCGTCGACGCCGCCGTCAGGTCACCGATGAGGTGAACGAAGCCCAGCCCGTAGAAGCCAAAGGCCGGAATGAACTGGTCGACAGTATACCATTCCCGCTTTAGGCGTTGCGAATCTGCTTCGCGCCAGTTGCGCCGAATCGAATAGACGTTGCCCGACGAAATATTGAAGTGGACGATGTAGGGCGCCGACATGCCGGCCGGGACCAGTGGGTCATCGCCGTTAAGATCAAGATAGCAATGGGACTCGCCGACGAGGAAGCCTGTCCGCTCCAGCGACGCATCAAAGCCTTGCGCCGTCGCAATGGCATCCGTAATGTCGTTGGGAGTAATGCGCTCCTCGGCCTCAGAATCGCCGCAATCGCGGAAGTGCCCGCTTGCAACGAGGTTGAGCATCTTGCGCCCGCTGAGTTCCAGCGCCTCAATATGCTCATCGGCTTCACTGAGGTGGGTGACGCTCGGATCGACATAGAAGTTTTCGATATAGACGACGGCAGGATCGGGCGCGCCCGTCGTAGGATTCCAGCCCACCTTGCGGATGCCGGTGCCCAGGAAGCCGACGCGAAAAAGGTTGCGCTCCAGCGCATTGTAAAAGCCAGGCACCTTCTGCGTCAACTGGTAGTTCATATAGACGCGGACGCGACCGGCCTGCTCCTCGCGCTCGTCGTTAATGAAGCCTTCGATGGTGGTGCGGACAGGGCCTTTGGCGGGCCAAAGCTCTTGGATGGCCTTCGCCTGGAACTTGACGACGTTCTCGGTGAGGAGCGGGTGGACCGCCGTGCAAGCGCCCTCAACTTCAGAATTGCCTTCATTGGCCGTCGTGATGCCGAGCCATTGGACGCCCTGCTTGATGCGATCTTCCCACTCGGTGCGGGCGTTCTTAAGGTTCGTCAAAACCTCTTGACGGGCCGAGCCAATGTCGGCTAGAACCGCATCCTCAATGCACTCAGCGAGGTTGCATTCAAATGCGGAGGCATCCGGCCCAACCTCCACGACAACCTCTTCGACGAGGAGAAGGTCGGGCGTATCCTCAAACTCGAACTCTTGGTCCGGCGCCTCGTCCTCAGTCTCAACCTCAGGGGCCTCAGCCGCCTCAATTTCAATATCGTCTTCAGGCATATCGTCGGACATCTACTGCCCCCTTCCAATAACTGCGGGTGGGCGCCTTGTAGGAAGGGCGCTCAGGTTGAGATACATTCTCCTGCGCCAACTCATAGCGGCGGCGCAAATAAAGCAGGGCCATGACCATGGCATCGACGGAGTCATCATGGGCGCCCTTCGGAAACTCAAGCGCCTCCTGCAACAGTTCGGCCGCATACTTCTTCTTGAGCGGCAGCCACACGCGCCCCCGCTCAATCATACCAGAGGCGGCGTGTGCCCGGCTTACTTTATCACGGTCAGGCTGGAAAGGCAACACCGGCAACTTGTTAAGTCGCATGTCTTGGATGAGCGACTGGCCGCTGGCCTTCTGCTCCACGATGATGCGATCCGGCTTAAAGCGTTTGTATTGTTCGGCGGCCTTGCGTCGAAGTTCGGGGTAGGACCAGCGGCCCTTCTCCTGAAAGAGCAGAATGGCATTCGGCTCATAGTATTCGTAGCCGTTGTCGTCCAGCAGGGTGATGTGGAAGATGCCCCACGTCTGAATGACCGAATAGTCCGCTGTCGACTTAGTGGAGAAGGCCGTGTCAAGGGTCTGAATGATTTCATCACATTCGGGCGGGTCGTCGTCCTCCCAGTCCTGAAAGTCATCCTTGACGAAGATGTTGCCGTCGTCACCGACGGGCGACTGCAAATAGAGCGAGGCCCAATCAGAGCGCGAGGAGCCTTCGCGCGTCTTGATAAGGTCGTCCATCGTGATGTATTCCGGCCAATACGACGCGCCCTCAGGCAGCATCAGGTATTCGGCGGCCGGCTGGTCCAAGATGGCCGGAATGGAAATGACTTCCCACTGGTCGACGCGCGCATTACGGGCTGCCTTGTCGAGCAGATAGCCAGAAAGATCGCTGACGTGCCAGCGCGTATTGACAAGGACGATGCGGGAATCCGGTAGTTTACGGGACCTGAAGCCCGGATAATACCACGATGTCACCGCCGTTCGATTGGTGTCAGACTTGGCAGTCTGTTCTGAGAGCGGATCGTCCAGCACGCCCAAATTGAAACGATACCCGGCGATGGACTGTCCAGCACCCTTCGGCAGAAAGGACCCGCCGCCGGCAATTTTCCACTCGGTAACGCCCCGTACATCATCGCGGAGGCGGACATGCGGAAAGACTTCCAAATATTCAGGGGCCTCAATAAGATCGCGCACGCGCCTGGAGCAGTCCTGTGCCTTGTCGGCTGTGTGCGAAATCCAGATGATGCGCCACGTCGGATGCTTACCTAGACACCATGCTGTAAACAGCATGAGGAGGACGGACTTCATGCTGCCCGGTGGCAGCATCAGCATGAGCCGGTCGACATCCCCAGTCTCAACATCTTCAAGAGTCGCCGCAATAGCCTGAATGTGCCGCCCATCTCGATATTCATTTCCATCAAGCATCAGGTGGGCCAACAACTTGACAAAAACATAGAAGTTATCAGCCGCCGTTGCAATGGCCTTTTGGTGCAAAGCCTCGGCAAGTTCTGCCTTCAGACCTTCGATGGCTTCCGCCTTATCCAACGTCATACACCTTAACCCCCTTCAACAAATTCTCTTGGGCCGGCAGAATCCTAAGATTCCAGGGGACATGCAAACCGCAGGCAGCCTTGCCCTTCAGAGGAACTATGTGGTCAACGTGGTAGAGTTGCCCACTAGATTTAGTTAAAGCCCGGCATTCCCTATAAATAGCGTAGAAGTCGCGCGGCGGAATCCATTTTGGACACGCCTGTATTCGCGCCGCCCGTCGCCGTGCTTTGTGCACAGCAACTTTGTCAGGATTGGCGCGCTGCCAGCGCCTGACTTTAGCCACATTCTTTTCGGGGTGAGCAGCCCACCATTCCCGCGTGGATTGCTGAACACGCTCAGGGTTATCCGCACGCCACTGCGCTAAACGCTCAAGCCCACAAATCACACACGCCCCGCTGCTGACAAAGCGTTCAGCAAGGTGCCCATGCTTGCAGGGGCGCCCGGTGAAAAACCCGATCAACCCCCCAGACTTAGCCTCCTTTCACCCGATTATATCAAACGAGCCCATCAATTGATCCTGAGTTTAGCATCAATTTCAGGGGCGGCCTCCTTCAAAATGTTAGTCAACTCGGCGATACGATTGTCCAGTTCTTCACGGCTCTGGATTACGCGATGTGTAACTTCCTTGCGCTCTACAAACATTTGAAGATACTTGGCAAGGTTTTCCATGGCCCTGTTTGCATTTGTGAAGTCTTCGGTTGCCATTGCGGCCTTGGCAATAGCTTGGAACCAATCCACCACGTCCTGGACACATAGTTTCATTCTGGCTTTCTCCTCTAATTCATAGGCTTTGATGAGTTCCTCAAAGCCCGGCTGCGCCAAGTTGTACTTGGCCATTTCCCACATCTTGTGCCCGCGCGCCGCATTGTAGCCGGCTAGGCGCATGGCTTCCGCCATGTTGGTGCGCCCGTTGAGAGCATAGTGGCGGGCGAACTCCTGCTGCCTGCGCGAGAACCGCCTGAACTCGTCGGCCTTCTCGCGCATCATAACCCATGTCTCGCGTAGCGAAGCCTGTAATTCCTTGACCGCAATGACGTCAGCCTTCCTCGCTGAGCGTGCCGGCTTGTGGACGTTGAACTCCCTCAACTGCTTGGCGTATTTGCGGCCCCGGTCCTTGATGCCTTCTCGGTTGGGCTTCTTGACCTTCGGCTTCTTCGGTGGCAAGTTATTGACATAGCCGATCTTCCTAGGCTTCTTTGCCGGCGGCGGTGCGCCGTCTTCTTCACTCATGCAGCCTCCGCTTCCTTGACAATCGACAGCCGCGAGCGCCCCTTGAAGTTGCCAGTCGTCGCCCGACCAGCATTGAAGAAGCGCAGCCCCTGCCGTTCCAGTGCCGGTCGGATGCGCCGCAGTTCCGCCGCGAACCCGTGCGACGTCTTGGGCAGCGTTTCCTTCGGCCCCATGTTCATCTCAAGTTCTCCAATGAGTTCCGCATAGGTGCCAGAGAACTCTTGGCGGGTCTCCATCATGCGCAGCATCGCCGACGCCATGCCATGAAATTCCAGCAACTGAGCCTCGGCCGCCGAGCGATTGGTCTTGTAGACCTCCATCAATTTGCCTTCTTCCCAGCCAAGTGCCTTCTCGGCGGCGACAGCCCACACCGCGAAAGCAGACATGCGCGGCTTCTCCTCCAAGACGACGGACTTGTAGTTGCGCGTCGACTCTAGCGCGGCATTCATCAGCGCCCCCAAAATCTTAGCGTGGTCGGCATGGAAGGCCGCCCAAAACTCGTAGTCGTCCCGCCGATTCTTCGGATCAATGCGCGGCAGATGCACATGGATGGAGCGGTCAACAAGGTCGCCGCGCTCGACAACATCCGGAATGCCATTCATTGCGACGGGCCGGCAGACCCGCACCGCCGACTCCTCGGCATTGGTGTAGAGCGCCCGGCCGCCCTGCGCACCCGTGCCCGTCGAAATGGTGCAAAGGGAGTCCGACATCTTGTTGGAGACGAACGACACGTTATCGAACGCCAGGACGTAGGAGTTGCGCACCATCGCCTGAAGGTCGCGCTGGTCTTCGGGTGGCGTCCGCATGTCCAGGGCATGCGGGTCCATGATGCGCCGCAGCAGGCGCAGCGTCGTCGACTTGCCCGACCCCTGCTCACCGCTGATGGTCAGAACGGGATAAGGCCCCTCAGGGCGCATGCAGCCGAGCAGCCACGCCACCATCAGCATCATCTGGTCGTCATCGACCTCGATGAACTTGCGCAGGAGCGGCGTCAGTTCGGAGGCGGGCGTCGACAGATCAGGCTCGACGAGAGGCAGCACGCCTGAGCCACGCAGGAAGCGGACATGCGTAGGGCCGCCCGCCACGCGCACGATGCCGCTCTCGGTGATGCACCACGCATCATTGCTATCGTTGCCAATATCGAGGTAAAGTTCGCCGACCCGGCCGCCGACACGGATGTAGTCCTTGAACTTCTTGCCGCTGTTGCGCGCCCAGTGCGCAAAATACACCTGCGAGGAGTTGATGTAGTCGCCGCCCGGCACAAAGCCTCGCTTCTCAATGCAGTAGGAAGCGACCCAGCCACGAAACTCACAGTTGCCCGCCGACGCAATGCCCATGGTGCGACGGCGCCCGTTGTCTTCATAGTCCAGAAAGAGCCGCCCGTCCTCAGTCTGCCAAGGCGTCAGAGTTTCCTTGGCCTCTTCGAGGACTTCGGTGCGGTTGATCTTATCGGTCATACGGCTCTCCGTGTTGTGGCGCAGACCATATAACATCGGCCACCCCGGCGCAAGATAAGATTCTCACTCCCTCACCAGCATTCTCACCGGGCTGCCGCATCTACGAAGAGCACGTCAACCTGTTCGTCCGTCAGGCCAAGCACCGAAGCCAGTCCGACAACCAGCAAAGACTTGCGCTCCACAACTGTTGCGTATTCCCACTCAATTTGCACCGCCCGGTCGGCGCTCGTCATCCAGCCCTCTACGTCATCGAGAAGGCCCGCCGCCAGCAACGCCAGCCGCGCCTGCCGCATCGTCACTTGTGTAGGCGCCGCCGGCACCCACTGCGGCACGGCCTCTTCAGCGGGAATCTCTTCCTCATAGGGCTCCCCTCCCTCGGGCACCACTAGCCGCTTCATGCCTTCACCCCCACCACCAAGATGCGACCGACGGCCGCCCAATTATTTATCATGCCAAACCGCAATCCGTCTACAGTAGCACTTCCAACTTGCACGGACCCCATGCCCGTAAGCACCCGACGAGAGCCGGCAGCTCTTGTCCACTTATTCTGCACAGTAAAGCCAGCCTCACCGTCAGTCACACCTGGGCCCGGATCAATATCTATAATAGCCATTCCATGGTCGTTTGCGACATTTGTAAAAGTATCAGCCAGCCTCATATGATATGCCGTGGCTTCTGCAGATTGATAACTAGTGCCTTCCATGACAGAATACTGCGTGGAATAATCCGGGGCGCTCGTCTTCCATGTGCCGCCAGCCCGCACCCTAACATATGGGATACCGGATGCAAGAGTTGCCGGCAGATAGGACAAAATATAGGCACGCACTGTGAGATAAGCACCATTAGTCCACGTCACATCAATTTCAGCAACATTTGTAATAGCCTGATCGGCGATGGTGACCCAGCGATCCCCCACATCCACGTACTGCTTCGGCGCCGCATGCAGCACCGCCGTCGGATTGCCTGACAGCGTCAGCGCGCCTGTCATCGTATCGCCGGCCCTATTCACCTTCAGCGACACCACAGCATTCGTCGACGTAATCGCCGCCGCATTGACGGAGACGAGGGCAGACACCGCTGCCACCGTCAGGTTCAACGCTGACACGGACGCTGACACCGCCGCCACCCTCTCAGTCAGCACGCTAACGACATTATTGACGGACGTGATAGCGGCGGCATTGGTCGACACGCGCGCCGACACGCCGCTGAGACGAACTTCAAGCGTCGACACCGTCGCCGCATTGACAGAGACGACTGCCGAGACGGCGGCTACTCGGAGGTCGAGGGTCGATACGCTGGCGGCGAGGTCTGTAAGGCGGGGCGAGTTAGTCCACACGCCCGCGCTCACATCATAGAGAAGCACCTCCCCGTCCGCCAAAGACGCCGAGGCTGACACCTTAACGTCGTGAAGTTCGCCAAGCTCGTAGCCGTTCTGCACCTTGACGAGGATGGAGCCATTGTTCTGCTGCTCGCGGATGACCACGCCAAGGTAGAC